AAAACATTACAAGCTAAACCATCGGCATTGGATAGAATCAATGTAAGAAGATTGTTAATCGCAGTGAAGAAATTCATCGCATCATCTACTCGTTACTTAATATTTGAAAACAATACAGCAGCAACGAGAAACAGATTTTTATCAATCGTTAATCCTTACTTAGAATCAATTCAACAAAGACAAGGTTTATACGCATTTAAAGTGATAATGGATGAAACCAACAACACTCCAGATGTGATAGATAGAAACATTATGGTTGGTGAGATTTTCTTACAACCAGCAAAAACAGCAGAATTCATAGTTCTTGACTTTAACGTACTACCAACTGGAGCAGCATTTCCAGAATAGTATATGATTTAAAATGACAGTTCCCCTAAATAATTTTAGGGGAGCTGATTATTTTTTCAAAAGAACTATATTTATATTAAAGAAAGAATAACGGAGAAAACTAAATGGCACAACTATTAGACCCAACAGAAGTAATGTTCACATCATTCGAACCGAAGATGTCGAACAGATTTATTATGTACATTGAGGGTATCCCAGCGTACTTAATAAAAGCCGCTAACAGACCAGAAATAACAAACGGTAAGGTTACAATTGACCACGTTAACGTTAGAAGATATGTTAAAGGTAGAAGTGAGTGGAGTGATTTAACAATTTCACTATATGACCCAGTAGTTCCTTCAGCAGCACAAGCAGCTATGGAATGGGTAAGATTACACCACGAATCAGTAACAGGCCGTGATGGTTACTCTGATTTCTACAAAAAAGATATCACATTTAACAGTTTGGGTCCTGTTGGTGATAAAGTAGAAGAGTGGACACTTAAAGGAGCATTTATTCAAACAGCAAAGTTCTCAGATATGGACTATACTGGTGAAGATTTAGCAACTGTAGATTTAACACTTACATACGATTACGCAATACTACAATACTAAATACGGATTGTAATAAAAATTGACTATTGAGAAACCCTTACAGAAATGTAGGGGTTTTTTCGTTTAATTAATTATATTTACATATTTATATATGGTTAACCAAATATTAAAAAGTTTTAAAACGAGAAACGTTATGGCAAAAGAAAAATTAACAGATGAATACCAAAGTAATCTTTCGAATGATGAAATGGTGGAACTTGCAAAGCAACAACATGCAACTAAACAAGTATCCGATTATAAGTTTCCAACTGAAGTAGTAGATTTACCATCTAAAGGATTAGTATATCCTGAAGATAATCCTCTAGCATCAGGTAAAGTGGAAATGAAGTATATGACAGCTAAAGAAGAGGATATACTTACTACCCAATCTTACATAAAAGATGGTTCAGTATTAGATAGATTGTTTCAATCACTAATCATAGGAAATGGAGAGGGAGCTCCAATCAAATACATAGATTTAACTACAGGTGATAAAAACGCAGTTATGATTGCCGCTAGAGTGTTAGGATATGGTAAAGATTACAAAGTAGAGATACAAGACCCATTTTCAGATAATAAGCAAGAAGAGGTTATTGATTTAACTCAATTCGAAGCAGCTGATTATGATGGAAAGAATCAAACAGAATTACATAAGAATGAGTTTGAGTACGAACTACCTAAATCTAAGAGAAAAATTACTTTTATGGCGATGACAGAATCAAAAGAAAGAAAAGTAAAACACCAAATTAAAGATTTAGAGAAAAAGCAAAGAAAACTTAAAGATGTTACATCAAGAGAACTAACTACAAGATTAAAGAATATGATTCTTTCAGTAGATGGGGAATCTGATACCTCTTTGATAAATAGTTTTGTAGATAATGAATTATTTGCAATAGATTCACAAGCTTTAAGAAATTATATTAACGAAGTAGTTCCAGATATGGACTTAAATTATGAATTTGTTTCAGAAGAAACAGGGGAAAGGAGAGAAATGCTACTGCCGATGGACGTTACCTTTTTTTGGCCTTCATCAAAGTTATAGAAAGCATTTACACTCTCACATTTTTGACCTCATCTATCATGGAAATGGTGGATTCAATTTTACGGATGTTTACAATATGCCGATATGGGTTCGTACATTCTACATCGGTAAAATAATTGAATTTAAGCAGGAAGAGAAGGATATGAATGATAAAGAAATGAGAAAAGCTAAATCAAAATCACGAAGATAATGAAGAACCCAACTATTTGTTGGGTTTTTCTATATTTATAAACGAATAAAACTATTAAGGGAATGTAATGGCAAAACTAACAATAAAAGAAACATTGGAAAATCCTCAACTTAGAGAGGGCCTTTTAGATAATATAATTAAAAAAATATTAACAGGTAAACTAAAAGCCAAAAAAGGGGAATTCAAAGCTATACTTAAAGCAAAGTATGGTTCAGAGGATAAAATTCCAAATTTTAGAAAAGATTTTATGAATCTGTAATGATTTAAAAGGAAATTAAATGGCAGAAAAATCAGCAAAAGAACAAGCGGAATACATGAAAGGAATGCGTTCCTACGCCATTGGCGTTGTAGATGAAATGAAAGCCATAGATGGGCTATCAGCATCTACTTCAAAGAAGATGGAAGGAATTCTCAATTCCATGAAAGGGCAAAGTTCTGCTGCCGATGCTTTATCAGCTATACAATCTAAAAGACAAGAATTCATTACCAACGAACTTGCGATGGGGAGAAAGATATCTGCAGTAGCCTTAGAGCGTTTGGATACTGAAGAGCAACTTCTAAAGAAGAAAGCTGAAATCGAAGCAGCTCAGGAAAATATCAAAGATTTAGGAAAAGATTTAGCCAAAGATTTAGGTTCAGCAGTAGGGGTATCAGGAGAATTGGTAGATGCGATTATGAAAATGTCAGTTGCCGCAATCGGATTAGTTATTCTTAAAGAAATAGCAAGTTTTATTGGTGATGCTGTTAAGAGGATGAAAGATTTATCCAAAGAAACAGGTGCATCAGCAGCTCAAGCTATGGAATTAGAAGGTTCTATCAAAGGTGCACAATTATCCTTAAATCCATTTGTATATTCTTTTGAAGAAGTTGCCGAATCCGCAAAAGCACTTAGAGATGCAACAGGTGAGATAAACCCACCTGCATCATTACTTGCAGATATTACAGAAGTAAACGCATTATTATCAGACCCTAAAGCGGCAACAGCATTAACCAGAACATTACAAAATGCTGGAATTGATGCGGGTGATTTAGCAAACGAAGTAAAAGAAATAGGTCAAAGTTTAGGACAAGATGCAGGCCCTGCGATGGAATACTTCGCAGATAACCAAGCATTAGTTAGAACTTTAACAAAAGACCAACTTAAACAAAGAGCTACCGAAGTAATTCAACTGAAGAAGATGGGTATTGATATGAAGAAGATGAAAGATTTAGCATCTGAATCTTTGGATATCGAAAAATCTATGAAGGATGAAATGAAATTGAGAATGATGACCGGTAAGGATATCAGTTTCAATGGAATTAGAGCAGCACAAGCATCTGGTGATGCATTGGCTATGGCTAGGGAACAAAAGAAACTAATTGATTCAGTCGGCCCATCATTAGGTAGTAACCTACAATTACAAAGACAGATATCAGATGCAACTGGATTATCAGTTGATGAAATGATGAATATGCAAAATGCAACCGCTGAAGCTGTAAATAGTGGGAAAGAATTAGATGCAGGTCCTTCAGATGCATTAGGCACATTAGGAACTGTTGTAACAGTATTAGCTGCGATTGCAGCAGGTGGTTTAGTTGTATATGGTATTTTATTGTTGATGGGGAAACTACCAACACCTAAATTTCTTCAATCCAAAAAAGGTTCGAATCCTATAGCAAGCTTTATAGGTAAATTTGGAAGTACCGATGTTCTTAAAGGAGCGGCGGCGATGTTATTAGTAGCAGCGAGTATGTTCGTAATGGCAATTGCTATTTCTAAAATGCCAACAGACCCAGCACCATACTTAGGAATGGCAGTTGGATTGGGATTAATGTTAGGAGCGCTTTATTTACTCGCTAAATTCCCAACTGCGGATTTACTAAAAGGAGCATTGGCATTAGCAGTAGTTGGTGTATCATTGATTCCATTCGCATACGCAATGAATCTAATAGGTGATATCAGTATTGGTGCAATATTAGCAGTAGCAGCCGGAATCGTTATATTTACAGGAATTATAATG